AGATGAAGTAAGGGCTTGGTTTCAACAAGTGGTTAGAGTAATGCATGAGACTCTTGCTAATTCAAACTTTCAGACAGAAGTGCATGAATACTACATTGATTTAGTCTCTTTTGGTACAGCCGTTTTGTTAATTGAAGATGACCCAGAAGATGAAGTTAGATTTTCCTCTAAAGCGATTCAAGAAGTGTATTTAGACAAAAATCATATTGATAGAGTAGATACTGTTTTTAGAGAGTTTAAATATACGCCACGTGACCTAGTAGATGCTTTTGGTTTAGATATATTGCCTGCGAAAATAAAAAAAGAATACAATGAGGGTGTAGACCGTGACTATGATGTTATACACGCCACCTATCCGAAGAAAAAAGAGGAAAAGTCTAATTTTGCATTTCACTCAAAGTATATTTTGCGTTCTGAGAAAATGTTTTTACAAGAAGGTGGCTTTAGACAAAATCCATACATTGCGGCCCGTTGGTCAAAATCTAGTTGTGAAGTTTATGGGCGTGGGCCAGGGGAAAAAGGCCTGCCGGAGACAAGGCTAGCTAACCTAATGGGTGAGACTACGATTCGCTCAGCGCAAAAGGTAATAGACCCTCCTATGCAGGCTCCTGATGACGGTTTTGTGTTTCCACTGATTACTCGACCTGGTGGGCTAAATTTCTATAGAGCAGGCTCTCAGGACAGAATTGAGCCGATATTTAACAACCAAAGAATTGATTACGGTATAGAGATGACTGAGGCAACGAGAGCGAAGATTAGAGAGGCGTTTTTCGTTGATCAGCTAAAGCTTAGAGACGGACCACAAATGACCGCTACAGAGGTAATGGAGCGCTCTGAACAGGCAATGCGCTTTCTTGGGCCAATGTTAGGTCGTCAGGAAGTAGAATTTTTACAACCTATGGTAACAAGGCTTTTTGATCTATTAGAGAGAAAAGAAAAATTGCCGGCGGTGCCAGAGAGTATAAAAGCGCACATACAAGAAACAGGTAGAGCTATTAGGGTTAGATTCTCCTCTGTTATGGCTATGAGTCAGCGTCAAAGTGAAGTGCAGAATATTAACAGAACTATGCAGACGATTGCGCCGTTTGCGAGTGCTAATCCGCAGGTTTTGGATAATTTAGACGGAGATAAGGCAGTTAGATACATAGCGAAGCTGTTTAACTTCCCACAAGAATTAATCATGGATACAGAGGGCAGAGACCAGATGCGTGAGCAAAGAGCCCAGCAACAACAGCAACAACAACAGGCTGAGCAAGAAGCGCAGCAAGCTGATAGCGCATCGAAGATAATGAACGCAACTAAAACACAATAGGGTGGTTTATGGTAAAGAAAAAAGAAATGACAGCAGAACAGAAACTTTCCAAACGCTATATTGCGAAAGTATCTGATTATAATAAAACATTCTCGTCGCCGACGGGAAAACTTGTTATGGAGGATATGTTTAGGGCTCATGGGATGCTCAACTCAACCTTTAATGGCAACGGCTTGGAGTCTGCTTATCAAGAAGGGCAAAGAAGTGTGATAATCAGAATATTAAAAATAACAAGTACAAAACCAGAAAAATTACAACAAATGATAACAAGAATGGAGAATAGTTATGAAGTTTAATAAAGCATGGGGCAGGGAAATATATGCGGAAATGGGAACAGAGGGGGCAGACGCAGGAGGAGCTTCTGAAGCTGGCGTTAAAGCAGCAGACCCACTTTTTGACAGTACAGGAGCTACTGGCGTCGGCGATAATACAGGCGGCGATTCAACAAAACAAACAGCCAGTGAGGGTGAGGGCGGGAAACAAGGTAATCCTGTTTCGACAAATTGGAAAGACTCTTTACCCGATGATATGAAAGATAAACCTTTTTTAAAAAACATTAACAACTTAGAAACACTTGTTAAAAGTTTTGAGCACGCACAATCTATGGTTGGTGCAGAAAAAGTAGCTATACCGTCTAAGAACGCAGGTCCAGAAGAATGGGCTGAAGTCTTTAAAAAACTAGGCTTACCGGATGAAGAAAACTACAACTTAGGTATAGAAAATGATGAATCCAACAAAGAGTATTTGGAGAAATTAAAGCCGGTGTTTTATAAAAACGGAGTTTTGCCGCACCAAGCTAAAGAAATAGTCCAGTCAATTATGAACGCTGATAAAGAAGCTTTTGAAAAGTATCAAGAGACTATGAATAATCAGCAGGCAGAAGGGCTTTTAAATTTGAAGAAAGAATGGGGCTCAGCCTACGGTGAGGAGCTATCAAAGGCCAAGGCAGCACTAACAGAATTTACCGATGAAGAGACAAGAGCTGCAATTAGAGAATCAGGACTTGGCTCAAACCCTAGTGTTATCAAGCTCTTAGCTAAAGTTGGCGCTACCTTAAGTGAGGATAAAATTCTAGGCGAAGGTGGAACAGCTAACGGACTGCCGACTCCGGCTCAAGCAAGGGAAGAGTCTAAAACAATAATGGGTGATAAAGAGCACGCTTATTGGAACCCGGAAAATCCAGGCCATGCGGAAGCTAAGAAAAAGGTCGGTAGACTTTTTGAGATAGCTGCTAGTGGAAATGCTTGAGTTTTTTGAAAAAATTTCCGAAGATGGGGTAAGTAGTCGCTTACCCTTTTTTCGTTAGTGGGCAATCTTACGAGTTAAGATCCATAAAGATGCGAAGAAGTTCAAGAATCCTCCTGGGACAACTCTTACGACGAATAAGTAAAAATCTTTAAACTTTAATTATCCAGGAGGATAAAAATGTCTGTTCAAATTACAGAAGCAATGGTGGAGCAGTTTAGTGCAAACGTACTTATGCTTTCACAACAAAGAGGTACACGTTTAAAAATGTGTGTGAGAAGCGAAAGCCAAAAAGGTAAAGCGGCTTTTTACGATAGAATTGGTGCGGTTGATCCTGTTAAAAAAGTAGGTCGCCATTCAAACACTCCACAAATCGACACTCCACACTCTAGACGTATGGTTACTTTAGAAGATTATGAGTGGGCTGACTTAATTGATCAGCAAGATAAAATCAGAATCATTCAAGAGCCTACAAGTGAGTATGTTATGGCTGCTATGTGGTCTATGGGTAGAGCAATGGATGATGAAGTTATCCTAGCCGCCACTGGTATTGCACGTGCGGGCGAAAGTGGTGCTACTAGCATTGCATTTCCTTTAGCGCAGTATTATGCAGCTAACGACGGTACAAATTCTGCTAACATGAGTGTTGAAACACTTCGTGGCTTAAAGCAAAAATTTGATGCTGCAGATGTTATGGAAGAAGAAGAGCGCTATTTAGCGGTTGGTTCTAGCCAGATCTATTCTTTGTTAGGTGATAACAACCTTACAAGTTCAGATTACAACAGTGTTAAAGCATTAGTTGATGGTAAAGTAGATACTTTCATGGGCTTTAAGTTTATCCGTACTGAGCGTTTACCTACTGTTTTAATTGGTGAAGGTTTAGATGCAGATTTTTCTGATGGTTCTGTAGCTGCCGGTACTTCTGACACTACTGGTTTCAGAAAATGTATCGCTTGGGCAAAATCAGGTCTTCTACTTTCTATTGGCGAGGAGATGAAAGCTCGCATTACTGAGCGTGACGATAAGTCATACGCTGTTCAGCCATACGTTTCAATGAGCGTAGGTGCGGTAAGAATGGAAGAAGTAAGAGTTGCAGTAGCACTTTGTAACGAAGGATAATTTTTAGGGGTCTTTAGGCCCCTTAGTTTTTTAAATTCAACAATCTTTTAGGAGAAATAAAAATGACAGATTTATACGGAAGCAACTACACAAAAGCTTATGTAAATAAGCCAAGTGAGAAAGCTGGAAAAGGCGAGTACAACGGCCATGTAAAAATACTTTTTGACGAGTATGTTGTGCCAACTGCAAATGAATTAGCTACGGCTGATTTTATTTATTTGGGTAAACTACCAAAAGGCGCTCGCGTTTTAGGTGGTAAAGTAAAAACTGACGCTGCGGGCGCTACTGGTATCTTTGATATTGGTTATCTTGCAAACGGTGTAGACGCTGCAGATGCAGATGCTTTTGCGGCAAGTGTTGATCCTGGTGCAGCAGCAGTTTTACAAGAGTTAAACGGTGTAGCTATTGGTAAAAAATTTGAAGCTGAAACTACTGTTTTAATCGATGTAACTGAAGTCACTGCAGATGCAGGTGGTG